CTGCAGCAGATCCGTCTGCAGCAGATCCGTCTGATTCCCGAGCTGCACATGCCTGCGACCGCGGATGCCACCCAGACCGCCGAGCGCGCCTTCGACCAGGCCACCGATACCGATCGAGTTCAGGCGTCGTGAGGCTGCTTGGTCGGGAGTGACCGTGCCGTTGTAGGCCATCTCCATTTCGTTCTGGAGACCCTCGCTGGTGGCACCGGCTAGAGCTTGTGTGCCTGCGGCCTTGGCGATGCGGCTGGGCATCCCGCCAGCGAACCCGGACCCGTGAGCGAGACGACCAAACAGCATGGCCTCTGGCGCAGTTTCCGCGAGCGCGTACGGGATGCCGCCAAGCAGGGACTTGAACCCGCTGTTGGGGTCGCCGCCGTCGACCGACTCTTGATACAGTGAACCCGCGCCCTGCGCGTAGTTGAACGCGCTGCCTTTGACCAGTGCCTGCGCAGTTGTCTTGCCCGCCGCGTTCGCGGCCAGAGCCTCGGCTTCCGACATACCGACACGAAGACCGCCACCCCCCGCCAGCCGAGGAAGAAGAGCCATACCGCGCGTAGCGGCAGCGGGTAGAGCAACTTCTGGAGCTAGGAAAGTAGCTGCAGCTGCGCCTACAAGATTCGCGCCCTGCTGGGCGATCTGGTATCCCAAACCTGGCAGGTACTTGCTCGGGTCTGACGAGATCTGTTCGAGCGTGTCTAGGTCTGGCCGACTGGCCATCTGCGCCTCGGTCTGCTGCCGCCCTGCTGCGCGGTTCAGTGAGTCTCTGGCGTCCGTGGCTCCGAACGTATCGGCGACTGCCGCACCCGTGCTCAAGAACGAACCCGCCAGATTGCGCCCGCCGACCTTCAGACCCGCAGCGATGGGGCCGGAGTCCTTGCCGGTCTTGAGACCGAAGTAGTCCGCGAGCGCGTACGGGTCTTGGTTGTTCCGCTTCGCGAACTCCCCGATCAGACCGAGGTCTGACATCCCCTGAAATTCTTTGGGGGCTGTGCTCCGCAGTTCGTCGATCGAGTAGATGGGCATGGGTCAGCGAACCCGGTTCTGCTCGTACGGGTTGTATTCCTCGATGGGCGTCGACTGCGGCAAGTTCGGCATGCCCGGCAGTGCGCGTTTGAGGGCTTCGGTTCGCGCGGCAGCCGCCTGTTCTTTAGCAGACATCTTGCGCGGTGGCGTGATGGCTTGCGCAGGTGCTGCGGGTGCCGCTGGCGCGGGAGTTCCGTCCCAAGATCCTTGGATGCCGCCAGCCCCACCGCGTGGGTTGGGCACGCCTATACGCGCGTACAGCGCGTCGACCTGAGCCTGTGGCAGGTTCGGGTTCTGGATCAGCATCCGGTTGATTTCTTTGAGCCCGTCCTGCTGCACGGGGGTCAGCTCGGGAGGCATCTTCATGAACTTGCTGCCGTTGAGCGGAATCGTGACCGACTTGCCTTGGCCGTTAGGCCCCATCATCGGAATCTCAAGCGCGGGCTTGCCGTCGGCGCCAATAGTCTGGATGGGTCCGCCCACAGCGTGCCACTGATCCCCACGAGAACTCGCGGCGGCTGCTCGGTCAATTGCAGCCTGTGCCCGGTCAAGTCGGGACTCGGCGTTCTGCTGCTGGTACGTGGACGTGTTGCTCGCCGTCACTTGCTTGAGCTGGTGGTCTTCGATGGCCATAGCCACGGTGCGCGCATCGCCTTGCAGTTTGTTGATCATTTCCCGAGCGCGCAGAGGGTCTACCGCACTGGCCTGCAGCATGCCCGCAACCTGAGCGGCTTCCTCGTCGTTGAGCTTGGGCATCTTCCCGTCGGGCAGGAGGATCTGGGTGTACCCCTTGGACTTGCCCGTGCCTTGGACGTAGACCGCCTTACCGGGCAGGTGCGCCGCGGCGCTGAACTCGTCGAGCAGCTTGTTGCGCGCGTCAGGGTCTGAGGCCTTGAAGCCTTCGTAGCCGGACTTGTACGCGTCCTCGAATTTGAACTGGCGGCCGCGATCCTGCGCCTGGTTGTACCCTTGGAAGTTTCCCTTGAGCGCCTCAATCTGACCAATGATGTCCTGCGCGGCCGCGCCAGTCGGCGCTTGGTTGAACGTGGCCGGTGTTGCCGCAGCGGTGGTACGGCGAAGTCCCGTACTCTGGGGTGCCGAGATGTCCGCGCCGGGGGCGCTCATGTCGATGCCGAGGCCCTGCCCTGCTGGCATGCTGTCCGTGGGCATGCGCAGGCCCTGTGGTGCGGCGGCGGGTGGCAGTGCGTAGTTGCCCTTGTTCGGGCTCAAGAGCTGATCGCGCAGGGCATCCCCCTGAGTCTGCAGGCCGACCTGACGCTGGTACTCCGCTTGCTGTTGACCGAACAACGTGTCGCGCTGCTGGGCCTCGATGGCTTGGCGCTCTCGAATTGCCTGACGGTCCTTGTTGTCCAGCGCCTGCTGGTACATCTGGCCGCCTTGCGAGAACCCGGACTGAAACGCACCCATGAGTTAGCCCACCTTTCCGAGAGCCCACGCGGAGCCGATACCCGTAGCTGCACCGAGGATCGTGTTGAACGGGTCAGAGCTGGCAGCGATCTGATCCTGCGTATTCTTGTAGTTCGCCTGCGCGTTGAACATGCCCGTCGCGTTTGCACCCATAGCCCCAGCCGCACCGCCCGCCTGCCCGTACCCGCTGTTGACCCCTGCGAGCCCTGCGTTCGCCAAGCCCAGACCGGAAGAGCCGTACCCGACCCCTGCTGCCGTGGCGCCCATGCTTTGTGCGGGGTATCCAGCCAGCGCGTTACCAGCCCGGTCAGTGAGCGAGTAGCCCTCCAGACGTGCAGCCTGACGGACTTTGTTCGCAGCACTCGCACCGGCCAGAGCTTCCTGCGTGGCCATCTGCATGCTCGAGCCAGCGAAGCGCGCGTCGCCGGGGTTCACACCGTAGCGCTCCAGACCCCGGTTTGCGATCCCACGGGCCGCATCGAACGACTGACGTACGTCGCCTACGGCCTCACCGGCCATTTGTTCCTGGCGGCCCGGCAGGTCGAAGTTGTTCGCGTCCGAGATCATGCGGTCCTGCTGAGTGCTCAACTGTCCCCGGCGCTCAAGACCGTACTGGCGATCGGCGGCAGACTCTTCCTGGCCGCGCTTGGTCGCGTCGAGCCCGAGCTGGAGCTGCTGCTTCTGAAGGGGAGCAAGTTCGGCGCTGTTCGCGAGGATCTGCTGGATCGCGCTGTCCTGAATCCCCATCGACTTGATCTGGGCTTCGATGAGCCGGGGATCGGGTGGTGGTGCGCTGCTGCCCTTGCCGCCGTGGAGGGTCATGCCCCCGAACGGGCGCGGCTGGAACGCGCCAAGGGGCAGTGTGTCGAATTCCCAGTGGCTCCTAGACATACCTGCACTCCGAGCGATCCATCACGTACAGGATCAGATCACCTCCGTCGGTGGCAGCGTCCTGCAAGACTGCCTCTTGGCGAAAGCCAAGGTGCTCATCGAACTTTCGGGCTGCCGCGTTGCTCGCGGCCACGTACCCACGCACTTTTTTCACGCCCAGCTGCGCGAACGGGTACCGGAAACAGGCCCGCAGGTAGTCCCGGTTCAGCCAGCGTTTGCCGGGCACCGCGGCCACGTGCATCCAGATGTTGTGCTTGGTAAAACCTTCGTAGATGACTCCAGCGATCAACTGCCCATCTTTTTTCAATCCGATCGCCTGCATCCCCTCGACCGCATGGAACGGCATATGCTCGCGAATGAACGCCAGCACTTCGGGAACGTCGTAGACGATCGGCATGCGTTACTCGGTCGGGCCCAGCAGCTCATCGAGGGTCTGCTCGACAGGCGGTTCCACGTCGGCCTTCTTGAGCCTCTTCGGCTTGGGTGCGGGCTCAACAACTTCCTTGAACTCGACCTCCTCGACATCCAGCTCGGCACGGCCTTCGTCCGTGATCTGAAACTCCCCGTCGCGAAAACGCCCGAGCGTCTTGTTCTTCAGGATCAGATCGCCGCCGACGCATTCCGCGCCACGGGCCAGGAAGAGGTTCACGTTGTCAGACATTCAGGTCTCCAGTTGTGGGTACTTCAGATTATGCTCTAACATGTTAGTGCGTGGGTCTACGCAGGCCATGTCACGTCCTGCACCTGTGCGATGGTTGTCGCGGATTCGATCGTGGTGCGCAGGGTCCGCGCGGTTGCGTAGGCTGTCTGGACTTTCGAACCCAGCGTCAGGCCGACTTCGATCATCTGGGCCGCGTTGAGCGTGGCGACCGTGTTGTCCGCGCGGGTAAAACTGATGGACACCGTCTGACCCATAGCCGCGAGCGTCTGCGCCATGAGAACCGCATCGGTGATATTGGTCCGGTCAGCCGGGCCCGAGTCGAACGTGCCGTAACTGGTCACGAGGGGCGCATCGATGGCAGCAGTGCGGGCTAGCTTGATTTCCTCCCACTTCGCGTCCTTGTGCCCCTGCAGCGTGCGGGGATCTGACCACTGTTTGGCCGTCCAGTCGAATCTATGGTTAGAGCTTGGCTGGGTAGGAAGTGGGTGAAATTGATTTGACGCCACCCAGCCCGCAGCTGGAAATGCGTCACCCTCAAAGATGGATACCCCATCCGAGACCAAAGCACTTGGGTCATCCGCGGTACCGCTGTAAAGCACCTGCCCCGTGCTTGTTGTGTATGCTGTGAACTTCATCGCAAGAACCCAAAAGCGATAACAGTCTTGTCCACGTCGTTGGTGGCCAATAATCCGCTGCCCGTAATAGAGATGGTCACGGTAGCTGGCCCCGCGACGTTGACAATGTTGCCTACTGAAGCTGGCCCCACCCCGGTGAAGTAGTTGCCATTACTGGCCGTGCCAACGTAGTACTGAGTCGCATAGGCCGAAGCCGTAACGGTTACTCCATTGATGGTGAGCGCGTAGTTAGCGACGGGGCTTGCTACTGTCCCCGCAGCGCCGCCGCCTTTGCTGTCGAACAGACCAATGGCCGTGATTCGCATGGTCTGCCCAGAAGGCACAACTAGGGTGGTGGACACGGTGTTTGCTGTGCCCGATGCGCTGTTGGTTGCAGAAACCGCATTGCCCGCAATGTTGACAGTGTTGACCGCATTTACCGTGGCGGCGTTCAGGACTCCGTCGAACGTACCCGTCGTGCCATTGATCGTGCCGCCAGTGATGGTCGTGCCGTTGATCGTTGCAGCGGTGACCGTGGTGCCGTTGATCGTGCCGCCCGTGAGAGTCGGTGCCGTGATGCTCGTGCCCGAGCCGATCGCGCCCTGAAAGAACGCATTGCCCGCAGCGTCGATGGCGAACGTGGTGGCGCTGGCTTTTCTACCCACCAGACCCGTGTTCCCGAGGTACAGCCCATCGTTCGTGGTCCCGACGAGGATCGCTGCGGCGGTGTTGAGCGTGACCGGGCCCGTGAGGACGGCAGCGCCTGTGGCACTGAGTTTTCCCGGCAGCGCGGACAGCGCACTACTCACGTCGGCCACGACAGAAGACGCTGCCACCCCGGCAACTGAGCCCGTCACGTTCCCGCCAAAAGTCGAGGCGCCAACCGAGGCCCCGGCTGTCAGGATGGCGTTGCCCGCTGTGTCGCGGATCGTCAGGCCCTTGGAGTCGATCTGGCTGGCCACGAGCTGCCCACGGATGAAAGCAGCCTGCATTTCCGCAGTGCCGTCGGCATTGATCCGCCAGCCTGTGCCCGTGGGGCCGCTGGTGAAGTTCGTGCTCTGGATGAACGCGCCCACGCGCAGGGCCGCGCCCGTGAGTTTCGTGACGCTCAGGTCGTTGACCTTGGCGCTGCTGATCGTGGCGTCGCCGATCATGGCGTTCACGATGGCCCCGTTGGCGATTGCGGCCGTACCCACAGTGATGGCACCCGCAGCCAAGCCACCCACTGCTACCTGACCCGCCACGATGCTGTTGGCCGCGATATCGCTGCCGTCGACCGTCGAGATCCATGCCGTGCCGTTCGAGCGGAAGAGCTTCGAGTCGCCCGTGCGGATAAGCAAGGTGCCCGCAGGGTACGTCGCAGACGGCAGCACCGGCAAGGATGCCGAAAAGAACACCGGGTTCGTGCCCGACTGAAATGCAGCTGGGGTGACTGCGCCGTTGGCGATGTTGTTCGCCGTGATGATGAGCGGGTTCAGATCTGCGTTTCCGATCTTCCCTGTGGTGGCGACCTGGCCGTTGGGTAGGCCCGAGGGGTTTACCGACAGCACGTCGTCGACCGACTCCCATTTCATCCAGATGCGCCACGTGGTGCCTAGATCGGTGGGGAATGAGCCGACCGGCCCGATGAACGAGTGCACCAGTTGCGCATCGCTGAAGATCGGCAGGCCGACCGGGTTCCTGACCCCATACACGAGCGTGCGCGCGTAGCCGTGGCCCTGCGTGAACGTCGGGTCGTCCGTGGTCAGGAAGATGTACCCGAGCCCTGCTGTGACGCTCGTGCCACTCGGAGTGGGGGGTGGGGTCAGGTCTGGGGTGTACGTGCCGCCTGCGGGGCCTTGTGGGCCTACGGGGCCCGCCGGTCCTGTAGTGCCAGTGCCCGCACCGATGCCCGCACCGATGCCAGAGATCGGGCTACCGCCGTATTTCAGGTACGTGTCCGAGAGGGTGACGATCCCTGCATCAACCAAATCCCGAACGGTAACCCCGCGGTCGAGCTTGTCTCCGCGCTTGCCGAGGTACGTGCTTAGAGCCTCACGAATCTTCTCGTCAAAATTCGGAGAGCCCGTCGGCGGAATGTCGATCCGAGGGTCACTCATGCCTGCGCTAGCTCTTGCATTGAGTTAGCAAGCACCACGCCCTGCACCGCGTATGGAGTCACCAGCTCGACCTGAAAGTCACTGGCGTAGTAGCCGCTCGGAAGGCGGAACGCAGCACGTGAAAAAACCGTCCAATCGAATCGACGGAAGTCGTCCGTGAACAGCGTGAACAAAAACGGATACTGATCCGCCACCACCTCTGCGCACGCAAAGCCCACGATCGGCTTGGGCATGCGGAAGACCTTGCTGCGGAACTTTGCAGTGGTTACCGCGCCCGCGTTCCACTTCTTGATTGCCGTGCCGTCGAGCACATACATCGCATCGTTGATGTCATCGAGGTAGGTGACCGGGTAGCCGAAATCGTAGAAGAACATCCCCTGCGGGTTGCGCGGGTCGATCGAAAAGCCTTGGTAGACCCCGTTCTTCAGGTAGAACCCGACGTACCGGCCCTCGTACTGGGTGCCAATGATCGTGGTGGGGCCAAGCGCCTGCCAGTCCTCACGCAGCATGACTCCGTCGGTCAGCATCTTTACGCCCGACCCGCCAACGTAGGCCAGCCCGTCCGGGCTCGCGTAGACCACACCATGACCCAGACTCACCACGCTGCGCGCTGCCACACACGCTTGCTTGAATTCGATCGGCTGGTCGTCCAGCGCGTCAGGAGTGCCACCAGTGACGATCCGGGGACGGTTGGTGGTGAGGATGAGCAGGTTCTGCCCGAACGTCGCCAGCGCCACGGGAGTGGCATCGGTGGGGATGATCTCGTACGTGGTCGGCCAGGCGTATGGCAGGAACGCCTCACAGAAGCGAACCGAGCGGCCGGTGATCCCGGCCATCATGCCGTTCCACATGCCCGTCAGGTACTTCAGGTCCGCAGGGGGCGGCAGCCAGGTCAGCGACGCGATAGGCTCACCCAGTGATGCTGCAGCTACCGCATCGGTCGTCGTGGTGAGGCTGGCCGATATTTCCTTGACGAACAGGAAGCTGCCCGCACCCGAGGTCGACTGCTGCGATCGGTAGATCCGGCGACGCCGGGTGGTCCCGTAGTTGCCCGCAGGGAAGTCGTCGAGGTTCGACAGGGTGACCGTGTCGTCGATCTTGCAAGTGATCGGGGCGCTGATCGGGCTGCGGCCGCCCTCCTCGCCCACCTCAGTGACGAACGTGGAGCAGTAGACCCGTGTCTCTGTCGTGGTGCTCGAGCCGCCAGTGGCTGTGAGGATGGGCGCGTTGACCGGGGATGGCACGCCGAGCGGGCGCGGGGCGGTCAGGTACTTGAGGTTGTCCGTCCACTTCGGCACGCCGTCGCCTGTGTAGTACGTGCGCTCAGTCGTGTCCGCCGAGATGAAACCGCGCACCGCGTGGACGATCGTGTTCCAGCCGAGCCAAACGCCCGTGTCGCTAGGCGCGTCGCGCCCCATCCGGTAGATGGTCTGGTACCCGGCACCCGCGGCGGTCGCGACTGTCAGGGGGGCTTGGATCGGGCGGAAGTCCGAGCGACCTGGGTACTGGTTCAGGCTGACCGTGCCGACGCCGTCAGGCAGCGCCTTGGGGTGCAGCGCCCTGTTCTCTCCGTAGAAGCCTGCGATGCGGATGACGCTCATGCAACGCTCTTCACCTTCTCGAAGGTGCGCAGGCCGGACATGCCAAGCATACCAAGCATCAGCTCGAACAGCATTCCGTCGTTGACCAGCAAAGGTGGCTTGATCTGCGGCGCCCAGGTGGCGGCAGCCCACAGCAGAAGCGGGTACAGGATGTAGGTGTAGACCAAGGCGGACCCACAAGTCCACCCTATGAAGGGCCTCCAACCAGACACGAACACGTTAGCGTTCTTGGCTTCTTCCTTGTTGATGTCGAGTTGGCCAGCGATGACTTGCAGCTCGCCCGACTGCTGCAACTCGAACAACTTGATCTTGGCTTGCAGTGCCTGCGCCGGATCTGGCCACAGCCTGTCAATGACCTTGCTGCCAACGTCGAGGATTGCAGTGACGGGGTCGAGTGCCATTACGCGAGCCTCAAATTGAATGCGATGCGACGGGCCCAGCCCTTGCCGAACGTCGTCCAGGTGGGCAGGCTGGTCATGAACTGGAGGCGCTCGCCGTTGAACCGGGCGAGCAGGCGCGTGGAGGGCATCGACTGCACTGCTTGCAGGGTGCGTGGGCCAAGCACTCCGTCTGGTGTCTCGCCGACTGCGTACTGCAGGGTGCGGATGGCCGGTTTCACGCCGCTGTTGACCGCCATGTCGAAGAGGTCGAACTTGACCTGCTCAGGCACTGCATCGCAGCCTGCCGGACCCCAGTAGTCTTTGAAGTAAATCTGCTTCGCGCGCTCGACCGTCATGTTGGCGATGTCCTCGCCGGGGTACTGGTGTTTCGAGATCCCGAACTTCGTCTCGCCCCCTGGGTCGCGTGGGTCGTTCACGTACCCGCCCTCGTGCCCGAGCAGTGCCTCGAAGGACTGGTCGAATTTCATCAGCAGTGCTTCCCGGTCAGATCGAAGCGATCAAGGAGTTCGGTGCAGACAAACTTCGCCAAGACGCCACGCCACGTCAGCAGACCACAGTGGCGCTTCAAGCGCCCGGTGACCAGCTCGCCCCAGCTTTTCGGAAACTCGAGGAAGATGACGGTCGCGACGGTGAAGTTTGCGAGCCAGTCGAGCGCCACGCCGGGTACGACGACCAGTACCAAAGCGAATGTCTGGAACGCGCCAGGATTGATCGTGCCTGCCGCCTTCGCGCGCCGCAGCGACATGACGGCGAGGTAGTAGACCCACAGGGCGTAGGCGATGAGCACGCCCCAGCCGACGTATTTGGCGCCGTCAAGCGCGGTCCACAGGTAGCGGATGACTTGCTCTTCGATCATTATCGTGTCCTCGTTTCTATGATTCGATCCAGCTTCGCGTCGATGCGCGCCAGCTGGGCGTTGATCTGAGCCTGAGCGGCAGCGGCCTGGATGTCCTGCGTGGCGTCGCGCTCTTTCTGCAGGGATACCGACTGTTCAACCAAGGCCACTCGCTGCTCGAGTTTCCCGGCGTACCAAATAACGGAGAACGCCACTACTGCCGTACTGACCAGATGGCCGATCTGTATCTCCCGCTTGATGTGCCAGGGTTCTTTTGATTCGTCGGTCATGGTGTACTACTCAAGTTAGCCGATGCCACCGACACGCACGGGGTTGTCTGATGCTCGAACGAAAGCCCCGAGGGGAATAATGTTGTTGGAGGCTCGAATGGGATTAGTACCGCCGACGGCTCCTGCCACGAAGAACAGAACTCTTTTGTTGGGCGCCTTGAATAGCTGCCACGGGTTCGCGGATATCGATGCAATCTCGGCGCTGGAGAGCGAGCGCCTCCACAAAATATGCAGGAACTGCTCAGACCTTGCTGCAACGCCCACCAAATCGTTGTCACTGCCGATTCCGAATGTCCCGGTTGCAGTAACAGCGGTGGTAGCCGCTGTGGGCGCCACAGTCCTTACCCCGTTTTCCCAAAGGCTGGCAGTTGCGCTGTTGACCTCAAGGACATCAACCTTGAGTGCGGTGCTGATAGCAGTCCCAGTGAGCACGAGGGATGTTGTCGTGGCCCCCAGAATCCCTCGGAAATTGGTGGTACTTGGTGCATGCGCATACCCGTTCGCCGATACCACGCCGCCAAGGAAGTTTCCCGCGATGCGCGCGTTCGCGCCTGGGATAAATGTCAGCCGATAAACACTCAGCAGTGTCAAGCCAGTAGCGAACGAAGCCCTTGACCAAGCGCCGCTGTATATGTCTCTTTGGTTTGCGGTTTCCGAAGTTACCAAGCGCGCCGAGCCCGCAGCGCCAGCGCCATTTGAAAACCCAGCATTTAAGGATGAGGCCGCTTCGCTGTTGACTCTTGTTCGGAACTCCGAAGGTATGAGGACATCAGCCAACCCAACGGCCAGCGGAGAACTCCAGTCGAGCGGCCCAACATACTGGGGCTGACGGGCGAAAGTAGCCACTTAGACGACCGTCTGCGAGATTTCTGCGGTGAACGCGCTGCCGCCTGTCAGAGCGACACCGAGGTCGTTCTTGAGCACGATCTTGAACTGGAGCGGCACATATCCCAGGGCCCCAAGAACGCTGAACATGCCGATCTGGGTGGTCGTGACCGAGTTCATCGGCAGGATGCCAAGCAGGCGCAGGTTCGGCTCATCGGTCGTCGTGGTGCCGCTGGTTGGGCCAGAGCGGAAGTTGGTGCCGTCGAGCGACTCTTGAATGAACACCACCACCTGCTTGTTGCCCGTGGCGGTGTTGGTCGTTGCGGCCTGAACCTCGACCACCACGTCGACAGGTTTGGTCGTGTTGCAGTTGTAGGCAGACGATGCGACATACGTCGCCGAGGCCAGCGTGCTCAGCCCAGTGACCGTTAGCGCGGTGCGCGTTCCTACTGCTTGATTGACGGTTGCCATGCTCAGTCTCCCATTACCACGACGACGGTCTGCGACGCGGCGACAGCGGTGACCTTGCTGTACACGTAGTCGTAGTTCTCATAGCTCACCTTGAACACATCCGCGTACGGTGTGGGGCTGCTCGCACTGGTCAGCGACAAGGTACCCAGCAGGCGGTCTCGGGCGAGCGGCTGGCCCAGACGGGCAACGCCGTAGATCTCAACCGTTGAGGTGCCCGCCGGGGCGCCGCCAGATATGTGTGCCGAGAACATGACGGTATGGTTGTGCGGCATGCCCGCAGGGTCGCTGGTACCCGTGGTAGTGGCTGTCTGGAGAACGCGAGACATCGGTAGGCCCTTTCAGCTGACGATCAAGCGCCGTTGACAGCGTACGAATTGGCGGTCAGGCGGCCGTGGATCTCGATGAACGGGTTGGTGGCCAGCGCGCGGGTCAGCGTGGTCGTGGCGCCGTTCAGAAGCGCCGTGCCGTCCGAGGCCACCGAGAGCGCGCCGCCGAGGGTCACGCGGCAATTGAATGGCTGGCCCAAGCCGACCGGAACCGTCAGGGTGACCGCACCTGTGGTCTCGAGCGTTTGGCCGTTGTCGGCAGCGGTCAAGTTGCGGCTGGAAGCCACAGTAACCGGGGGCGCGAAAGACGACTCGGGGATGCGCGAATCGACCAGGTTGGCGGCGCCGATGGACAGCCCTGCGTTGATCAAAGCGGTGGTGGTTGCGGCGGTCATGGGTATCTCCTAGAAAGATGGTGTAGTGTAACTGGTGGGGTCTAACAGGTTAGATGATCAAATCTCTTTCACGCGAACAAGGAAGTCGACTTCCTTGATGACGGCGGGCACGCTGTCGGTACTCAGGCGCACGGTGACCTTGTACGCACCGCCGGTGACGCCACCGCCCAAAACCACGCGCACGGTATTCCCGACGAACGTGTACCCGAGAACGACCAGCCCGGTTTCTGCCGTGACCGTGACCGAGTTCGGGCGGTCGTTGCGCACGATGGCCCAGTCGGTGAAATCAATGTCGTAGTCCAGCACCTCGTTGGGCTGCTGGTCAAATACGCCGAGTAGGCCGCTCGATGTCAGTTCAGGTACGCGCATGTAGTAGTTTGCCCGGCCGGTGATGTAGGGGGTCGCGCCCGTCGCGAACGTGTTGTACGTTCCCGTCCCGTCGCTCCCGTTGTAGTTGCCGGTGTTGTACGACATTGGTTACGCCAGCATGCCCAGGTTGCGCGCGGTCACCCCGGCGTCCGTGAACCCGCCTGCAACGTAGTTCGGCACAACCAGATTCATCGGGTTGTAGGTTGCAATCGTCGTGTCCGGCACACCCATCCACTTACTGATGGTCATGTACAGCGAGTCGTTCGGCGTGGTCGGAATCATCAAGCCGCGAGCGTCCGACGTGGTTGTCGTCCCCGGGCTGATCGGCACCCAGTAATTGCCCGAGGTTGCAGTCGTGTTTGTGAACCCGGAGAAGTCAGGCTCCGCACCGAACAAGCATGATCCGCCCAGGCCGGATGTTCCTAGTACGTCATTGCCGACAAGAACTGCGTGCCCGCCCCATGCGTGGTCTGTTCCGTCCGTGTTTTGCGTCAGGGTGCGACCAAACTCTGTGTACACCAGCATGGTCACCTTGGTGTCAGAGGGCCACGATGCGTCGGTGATTGCGTCGTATACCTGCTTGATATACCGAGCCACCCCGCCCCTGCGGAAACTTCCAGCGTTGCCGTCTCCCGCCAGATTGGCATTCAGGGTACTGAGCAAACCGTCGTGCTGGTCAAACCCACCCTGAGATATCCAGTGGATTTGCCTACGCTGGTTGAGACTGCCCATTGACTTGATCAACTTCAGGGCGGCAAGCGTGCTGTTGCTGGCTGCGTCATCGACAAACGTCGGTCCCGTAATGGTCGCAGCATCAAGCACAGACTTGACCGCGCCAACGAACGTATCCGCATCCAAATGCGATTGACTGACTTGAGCCTGAAGCGGGCTCAAGGTTGCCGGGTCCGGGTATCTGATCGGGTCGAGGGCGATCTTGTTTGCGATGTTCAGGGCAGTTCCGCTTGCACGCAGATCAATCCCTGATGGAGCTAATGCGGACACTTTCTGATCGTAGGTTCCGCTGAATGCACCCTTCCCTACGAACGTGTAGAGGGAGCCCACCGTCGAACTGGCGTTGAACGATGGGTGGAGCATGTCGGTCAAGCGACCGAGAAACCCGGTCTTCAGGTTCGGCGTCAGCGGATCTCCAGTTTGCCATTCGGCGCTCTGGTCTGAGTGGCTGAACAGTTGGCGCGGAAGCGTTCCGCTGTAGTAGTTATTGCGCGCCGTGGGTCGCGTCAGCGGCCCGACGTTCATCAAGACCGCGGCCTTTCCGGCAGTCACGATACCCATGAAATTGGATGCCGCGGTCGCGTTGTACATCGCCGGGTGCAACTGCCAGTTTGTATTGATGACCGTGGTCGCGTTGTCGGCAAGTTTGACGGTCGGCCTGGACGACTCGTAGATCGCCCTGTTCGCACTTCCCGTTCGCGGGGTCAGGAAGTTGTGGGGGTCCATGCCCCCGTTCAACCACAAGACGATCAGTGCGCGCTTGTCCGTGCCCCCGCCTGTGGCGCCGGCTGCGGTTGTTACACCAGATCGAACTGCTTGCCATTCTGTGGGTTGCGTCATGTCCGTACCATCCCGTAGGGGCTCACAATGATCGACGTGACCATGCTGCTAAACAGGTCCATCTTGTTCTGGTCTGTTGCAATTGGGTAGTTTGTCGCGTTGCTGTAGATAGTCCGCAGGCTGTCTTTGAATGTCTGCGGAGCGGTATCACCAGTGAACAACACACAGTATTTGTCAATGAGGGTTGCAAGCGGGCCGTTGGACGCTGAAAGCCCTGATGTGAGGGTCGACCATTCTCCCGTCCCGTAGGCCAACTCTGACGGACGAATGCGCTTGGCGCCGCCATCATCCATGTTGTGCAGAAGCGTTGCCCCATACTCATCCAGCAGGAACGATTCAGGAGACGACAAACCTGCAGTTTGCAGAGGTCCGACTGGGCTGAAGCGAGCGGGTATTCGCCCAAACACAGAACGCATGCTGCGGATACCGAATTTTTGCTTTACTGGTTCGTTATCGTAGGTTTCGCTTGACCACAGCGGAACCCTTCGCCACTGATACGAAGTGAAATTGGCAAGGCGCCAGTTCAAGTTTCCGCTTGTGTCAGTTGTTCCCGGGCAGACTTGCGCCAACTGTTGCCCGATGTCGTACAAATGGGATACGCGACCAATCAAGCCTTTGCTTGCAGGCGCCCGAGCATCCTGATCCATCAGGATTGCCTTGAAGACCGCCGCAAGGTTTCCTATCTGGCCTGTTCCGTCGTTCACAAAAACGCTTGCCACTCGGGCTACATACCCGGCCGATGGGTTGCTCGTCACCATCATTTCGATCATGCGCTTGCAGAAGAATGGCGCGCACGATGCGTGACTGACAAGTCTCCCGATCACATAGTCAAGTTCCGCATCCGCAACAGCAACTGTCGTCGTGGCGCTGGCGGGTACGTTGATCCACGGAGTTTGCGTGCCGTAGAGAGCAGTCTTTGCGCCAAACTCATGAAACCCTATAGCGGGAGTATAGTCAATATTTTTATCAAACCCAATTACTTCACTTGGGAATGTCGAACCAATACCCGTAAACACCCGCGCCAGTTGCCGGATGTCATCTTGACCGTATGTCGGTACTTCAGCAGTTGATCCTGCAGTTCCTGCAGCAAGAAAACGCGAGTCCCCTGTCGGGAGATCCTGATACCTCTTGCGCGTGCCGTCGAGGTTGAGTTCCCACAGCCCGATGGTGTAGAGCTGCATGATCTCCCGTGCGTAGTTTTCGTCGGGCGACTGAATCCCCGAGGCTTTCTTGTTGTTGACGAACGTCAACCAGTTGCCCATTTCCAATGTGCGGGTAACTGTTAGCAGCAGATCCTTGAAAGTGCCGAAAGCACGCTCAGAGAGAATGTCTGCGATGTAAGTACCTCCATCTGCGCTGCTACCATCCGCGGTGTCACCGACGGAGAAATACTCGGTCAGGCAGCGAACAACCTTCACCCGCAGGCGGTCTGGGTGGTTGAGCATCCGGTGAGTCTGGGCAAGCCTGCGCCCGTCCTGATAGCTGCCCCAACCAACAGTTGCTTTTGCCGTTCCGTACTGGGGGCTCCCCATGTTGCGCAGCGTCTCAACGAACGGCGTTACACCGTCTGCCTTGGTCGTTGTGATGCACGCTGGATAGGCGATCGCGAGTTGGGCGTCGATCCACTGCTCACGGCGCGTTCCTGCCGTCTGGATGTCGGTCAACTCGGTATACGAACGGATACCAAGCGTTGCTTGACGGATCAGGCGCGCGGCCTCTGCGACCGTCAGCGCAGCGGCGGTTTTCCTGCGAACCGCGCCCGCGAGAATGGTGCTCATTTATGCCCTCCGCAGGTACGCATTGGCGGCAGTGACGATCACGTCAAACACGCCGTACTGGGCGATGGTGGAAGGCAGCGCCGAGTCCCCAGTAAGGGCTGATCCAGACTCGGCCGCCAGCGTGATCGCGCCCACGTTAAGGTTGGTGCCGTAGATCCGCGTTCCCGGCGTTGCAGGCCCACCGTTGGCTTGCGTGCGGATGGTCAGCGTGACTGCGGTTGCGCTGTTGACGAACAACTCGCGACCCGCGTGCGCGGTATCGGTCAAATTGCCCGTGGCCGTGATCGTGACTGGGTCAAGGCCCAATCCTCGGGACACGTTTTCAAAGTTGGCATCGACTTGTGCTGCAGTGAGGTTGCCAGCAGCGCCGACTCGTTTGGTGTAAGTCATGATGTTCAGTCCTTATGCGTAGTTGTCTGCGTAGTTGTCTGCGTAGACGCTGCTGCCGCCTGGGGCGGCCGTGGTCGAAAGATTGGTGATCGACGCCGCCGTACCAGTGCCCGTCGTGTTGGTGGCTGTGATCAGGTAGTCGTAGGCAGTCGATGCCGTTAAACCAGTGATCGTTACCGTCGTTGCGCCTGCAGCCGTCGTGACCGCATTGCCGTAGGCTGCGCCGCCTGTGCGACGGGTGATCGTGTAGGTGTACGTTGCTGGGTAACCAGTTACCGGGGCCACCCAGTTCAAAACCTGAGCAACGTCGCTGGCTGTGCCTGCGGAGAACCCCTGCGGGATGCTCGGTATTACCGGGATAGGCGTGACAGTGACGCCGACCACTGTGCTGCGGGTGATCGGAGATCCGACGCCATTGCTTGCCGTCTCGTCAACCGTGTACGTTCCCGCCGCAGTCGTCGTGTACGACGTGCCGGTGACGCCCGCGAGAATGATGCTGTCCTTGCGCCAGACTCGAGTGACCGTCGGCGTTGGATTGCCGATGTAGGTTCCAAGCGTGACTGTGATCGTTTCGCCGACAAGCGCGGTCGTGCTGGCAAAAGCCGGGGCGGTCAATTGGATAGGGGCTTGTGGCGTCGTGCCGGGATTCGTGCCGCCCCCAAGGGTCGCGACTACAGCCTGCAAGCTGGAAATGTTTGCTTCCGCATCCGCCAAACGTTTGATAAGTGTTCCGGTTACCGTGGAGCCGGTGACGCCGATAAGTGCTTGAATGGCCTCGACGGCGTCGTTGATGTTCGCGTGCTGCGAGCTGTGCAGGACGGCAGGTGTGCTCAGGCTGTCGCCTGGTGTGGGGTTCACCAGGACATCAAGCGCGCCAGGAAAAACAGTGGGCATCGTGTATCTCCGTAGGCGTTAGGTCTTCGGGGCCACTGCGGCCGTGGACGCGAGCTGGGCGCCTGTGTCTTTGTCAAAAAGCGCGAGGTACTGCGCTGCCATCTGGGCGTTCCCGCCGTACTCAGCGTCCTTGGCGTACGCGCGGTACAGCATGTAGTTCAGGATCGAGGTCTTCCAGTGGTCCGGCAGGTCGATCGAACCGGCGACGCCGTTGTACGTGTTGCTTCCTACAGGGTCTGGCACGTCAGCCGGATACAAGGAAAGCACGACGTTGACCAGCTGACCTTCGGAGGCGGGTGGGTACACGTAGAACGTCCGTGGATCGCGGATGTCGTGCATGTAGTGCAGGATCTCGGGGCCGGGCGCGCGGCTCTGCCAGTCACGCTGAACGGCTTCGAGCTGGATCTGATCTATCTTGCGGATGGCCCGTTTCCGGCCAGCAGCGTTGCCTTGAATGTCGATCAGCGCCTGCGCATCGGCAGGGATGGTCTGGCCAGCTCCAGCGATCAACGCCTCATTGCGGGTAATCGTTTTCTGGTCGGGCCGGACGCGGGCAATCTCCCCCTGCGCTTCGTTCAGGTACCGCACCAGCTCGCCAGCAGGCCAACGAACGCCCGCCAAGTCGCTCAGGATCTCCTGCGCAGACTTAACGATCGATGCCGCGGTCACAGCCATCTATGGCCTCCGACATGGAACGGGCGCATCTGTATCGACTGGGAACCTTTCACCCGGCCCCGAATGGCTTCGACTGAGGCGCGGTTGATGCCTTTCTGGAACAGGGCCCGAGCGCGCTGCTCGTCGGCCAGCGAGGTGTACGGCTGGTTGGGCGTTGCGTGCAGGCGCGCGGCAGCGCCCGCAGTGATGGGCTCGGCCCAGTTCTGGAACAGGATGTTCTCAACCTGCGTCGCGTTGCGCTTCGGCTTGGTCGCCGCGCGCACGGTGAATTTCTTGGCTTCGGTCTTGTCCGGTACAGGAAACACCCGTATGACATCGGGGTCCAACAGGGCGGCGCGACGGGGGTCGCCTGTCGGCGCGGTATTCACACCGTCAGAGGAAAAGATTTCGAGCGGCATGACGAACTCGTCTGGCTCTATCAGCTCAAGCTCTCGCGAGCCGTAGAACACTTCGAGCAGCGCGACTGTCGTGCTCTCGCGTGGAAGATCAAGGGGGTAATCCGTTACGCCTGCCTTGCAGTCGAGCTGGCCGCTTGTGCGGTTGACGATCCGGGTCTCTTCGCAAAACTCGATGCAGGCATCCACCAGCGCCTGTTCCATTGCGGGCTGGGAGCAGCCGATCACCATCGGTGTCAGGCGTGAAAAGAAGGCGTCGAGTGGCGTCATCGGTTCCAGAAAAATGCCCCGACCTTTTTCAAGGACCGGGGCATGGTATCACACTAACAGGTTAGTGCTTATGCGGCGACCAGGAGAGCCGAAGCGTCCGTCTTGATCATCTTGAAGCCGTAGACCTTGAGCGACCGGATGTAGTCGCCGAAGTCGGTCGTGTTGCGCACCGTCTCCATCTTCGTGATCTGCGAAGCGAAGGTGATGGCCGACTTGTGACCGGCAAAGATCGCCCGGCGCTTGAGCACGGTACCGGTGGAGGTCACCGAGTTTTCCGAGCCGTCACCAGAGACCCAAGGAGTCGCGGTACCAGCGGGGGCGACCGGCAGCTGGTTGGTCACGTAGACCGTGAAGCGGTCGATCATGCCGATCTTGCCGTTGCGCACGGTGGACTTGTCGTCGCCCATGAATTGCGCTTGGGCCAGGTTCGACTGCATCAACAGCGCACGGGTCAGCGGGTCGATCAGCAGGTAGCGGTCTTCCGACGGGACGTTCTGCTCGTCAAGGATCGAGGCCATCTCGAGGATCTTCTGCAGCACGTTCGAAGCCGACAGGACCACCGGAGCGGCGTCCGTGCCCATGTTGTAACCAGACGAGTTGACACCCGCGGTGGCGCCCTTGTTGGCTGCGACCGTGTTGAAGATCGTGTTGTAGATGACTTCCGAGTCGATGGCGATGCGCATCTGCTCTGCGGCGTCCGTCGCGAACATGTCCATCAGGTTCGGCTTGGCCTGGTACTCGAGCACATCGTTGATCTGGAACGCGAAGTAGCGGCCCTTGTCGATGTTGAGTTCCTGCGCGTTCGGCGTCGGAACTTGGTACGTCAGAGCCGTACCGGCCGTGTACTTGCTGATGGTCAGCGTCGGGGCGGTGTTGATAACCACCTTGTCGCCGGTTCCCGAGATGTCGCCTTCCCAGTTGGTGTTGGCGATCTCGCCGTAGATCGACGCCTTGTAGAACTTGGCGTTCAGCTTCGCCGACCAGACGGTCGGGATGAAGTTGCCCGAGTACGGGGGGTTGGTGTTAAACGGTGACGCTACTGGGTAGACGGCCGTTGTGTCGCGGGTAATTGCCATGATGGGGCTCCAATTTCATGGGCCCCAACGAACGGTCTTATCTGACTCGTCCTTCGGCTAGGGCCCGGTTGATTTGCAGCTCGATCGCGTCCGCTTCTTCTTGCCGTCCCGCGTACTTGCGCTTCGCCAGATCGTTGTAGAACGCTTGAATTTGCGCCTGCGTGACGATCGTGGCGTCGGCCTGTACCGGAGCAGTATTGGTTGCTGACGTGTTCGGGCTCACCTGTTTGTCCAACTTGCTAGGCGCGGGCGCCTTGGCTGTGGCCGCTGGAGCGGGGGCCACGAGGCTCTTGAGCTGCTTGAAGATGTTGATCGCCGCTTGAGCATTCAGCGTTCGGCTCGCGACATCGAGCGCGTTCTGGCGTGGAACCCCAAACACGGGGTCTTCCTGTGCCAGCCAGTCCAGACATGTCTGGTTCTGGTTCAGCGCTTCCCAGTCCGGCACCGCGGTGGCCAACTTGGCGTAGAACGAATCCTCCGCTGTCAGCGCAACGGTCTTTGCCGTGCCTTGCAAATTGCTCTCGATGATCTTCAACCTCTCATCCAGGCTCTTGACCACGCCTCCGAGCATCTGCTCCCCGACGCGCTGAACCATCTGGACAAGGTCAGTCCCAAAAACCTCAACGTCTTTCGCGTCCGGCTCGTACTTCGGCGGCTCCGCTGGCTTGGGCTGCTGTGCTCGGGTCAGTTCCTCGACCTTGGCGGACAGCTGCTTCATGTCCTGGCCCTGACGGGCAAACATGCCTTGCAGCGTCTTGTACCGGTGCTCCCAGGAAGTCTCGTCTGGCGACGGGGCTGGGGTCGGTGCAGGGGCTGGTGGGGCTGCAGGTGCTGCGGGCGCGGCCTCGATCGGCTCGGGCTGCGGTTCTGGCGATTCAACGCTTTGCTCTGAGGCGGGCGCTTGGTTGTACAAGGCCTCGGCGGCGTCGAGCTGTCGCTGAATCTGTTTTGGCAATGCCATCTACTGTCTCCTGTGCCTTCTGGCTCTCAGGGTTGAAATCCCCCTTTCGGGGGGTGATCTTCAGCGCGTCAAGCGCGTTCTGGCGTCGTCGAGCTGACCGACGAGGGTTCGCAGGCAATGTGCGTGGCCTTGGGCCTTTCGCAGCTGCGCCTCATCGTTTTGCAGGACAAGCACGTCAATCTGTCGATCCAGCTGTTCCTGTAGCCATACCTTGAGCTGCGGCTCGTTTTGCACAAGGCGCTCGAAGAGCTGCAGTGACTGTTGCTGGTTCACTGGTGCGAATGTACCACATCTAACATGTTAGTGCTCACTGTGTTCCGGCACCAACAAAACCTCAAGCACATTGATGATCCGGTGCTGCGCAGTCATCAGCTCATCGTGCGTGGCGGCTTTGCTCTGGGCCTGTTCGACCAGCTCGTGCAGGAGAACGTGCAAAAGCTCGTGGACCGCGGCCTGCTCCAAGGCGTGAGGAGTGACAGGGCTGCCCTTCCAGTTGACCCCGAGCCGGATATCCGCCAGCAGCGACGGGGTATCCGTAGACGCCAGTTCTGCCATGTTCCCGTTTTTCGCGGGCTTTTTCGAGACGGAGATGCGCCAGCCCTGCAGCCCCAGACGCGCCTGCCAGTCCTTGACATACCCGACGAACGCTGCTTTGTCCTCCGGGGTCAGGTCAGGCGCTTTGCCTGCGCTCATGCACTTCTCCGGGGCCCGACGTTCTGGGTTACCGGCGCGCCGTCCATGAGCTGCTTGTTCGTGCCCATCGGCTTCCCACTCTCCTGCGCGCCCGGCTGACCGGGCGGGATACCTGCCATCGCTGCCTGCTGGGCCTGCTGCGCGGCCATGAACTGCTGCTGCCGGATCTGGGTGGTCGACGGGATGATCTCCGCGTCCATGTCCAGCGCCTTCGACTGCGCCCGCAGGATGTTTGCCCGGCCCTCCACGCCCATGATCTGCATGTCGATCGGGTTTTCGGTCAGCTGCAGGAACTCGTTGCGACGCACCGCTGCGGTGTCCTTCACGATCAGGCTGGTGGCGCCGCGCGCGTGCACCTGGAGGTCGCCCTTGATGTCCGGGTCCGGAATGTAGCGCATGACGAACATGAACGCCCCGTCGACCGAAGGCTCGATGATGTTGAAGTCCAAGCTCGCAATCACCTTCTTGATCGTCTTCCCGGCGTTTGTGATCATCATCGACATGCCCGAGGCCGTGCGCCCTGCCCCACCCTCCGAGCCAGACACGCCAGTCATGTACTTCGGGATGCCCGTGTACTCATCGGCCAGTGCGCTGAACTTCTCGTACACCCCCATCAGCTCGGCCGCGTTGCTCGAGGGCTGGAAAAAACCGATCGGGGCCGCACTGCCACCCATCGGGTCGCTCTGGGTCTGCCAGATCTTCCACGGGAACATCTCCGTGATCTCTTCGTTTGTCGGCAGGCGATCGTTGTTGACCCAGACCTGTGGGCCCGAGGCAATCCCGAGGTTGTTCGCGAGCGCGCGAGCCGCGGCCTGGCACATCCCCTCGCAATCCCGCATGCTGTCGTACACCGACGTGCCCCAGAACGCACCGGGCACGCTCTCGAACGAGTCCTTGTAGTACGGGCGGCGGGCGAGCGGGTCGTTGTTGATCCCGGCCTTGATGACCCAGTTCCCGATCAGCCAAGCCTCAACGTCGTACTCCTTGCCCTCATCTGGCACCTCCTCCGGCGTCATCCCCCACTCGATCAGCATCTTCCCGCTGGCGCGACCCCAATACTGCAGCGCGTCAATCAAGTCATCGTTCTGTCGGAACGTCGTTCCACTCTCGACCTGCGCGCGCTCGGTGTCGATCTGCAGCCACTCGTGCAACCCGCCCGTGCCGTACTCCTCGAGCACCTGGCGTATCGCGTCCTCCGAGTACCCCTCCAGACCGATCATGTCGTACAGGGCGCCCCGAGACAGCCGGTGCCGCTCGATCAGGTTTCCTTCGTGGCCGGTCTTGTTGTCCTCCGACGGGTACAGCATCAGCGGGTCGACCCGGTGCCACTGGGGCTTGTTCTCGAACGTCGCGGTGGGCTCGAACGTACCGTCGGGCTGGGGCTCCCACTTCAGCACGGGCGTCTTCCTGACAACCGGCCCCTTGATGAACGCGCTCTTGAACACCGCCAGGTCGTCGATGAAGTCGTACAGGGCCTCGAGCCACTTCCCCTCGACGAGCATGTCCTCGACTTTCTTCTCCGCACGGTCGCACCGCGCGTTCGCCTCACCCATCAGGGACGCTTCTGCGTGGTCCTTCGCGTCGCGCAGCATCTGCCGCACCTCGTCTAGACTCATCGGGGCCCCGGACTGCTCGGCCTGCATCACCAGCTGGGCTGCACCTTGCATGATCTCTGCCTGCACGTTCTGTGGCAGCTCGGGCACCGGGGTGGTCTTCAGCGTCCACGGCTTGTCCTGGCCCGTGCCCATCAACACGTCGCCGATAAGCGCCTTGAACTGCCGCGCCTTTGTGGCGAACAGCATCATGTAAATCTCGGAGCCGTGGTGCTTCCTGATCTTCGCGAGCTTTTCCGGGTCGTACTCGCCCCTTTTGGCACGCAGAGCTGCCAGCATCTCCAGCTCGAACGGCAGGCGCAGCTGCTTGTTGGCCACCCAGTGACGACGGATCTGCGCGGCCAGGCCCTGAATGACCCCCTGGTTGTTCGCCTCCATCGCGCGCGCCTGCGCGGCCATCTTCTCCTCGCCCAGCAGCGTCTTGAGCGGCTTGGCCTGCATAAGCCCACCAATGGAAAAGCTCGGCCCCGGACTGGTCATCGGGGGTGCGGTCGCTGTGCGGGGTGGGGCCAAGCCGAGCTGCATGAGGTGTGTCTCCGAGGTCTAACGTGTGAGTGTAGCGATCAGACGTACGCGTACTGGGACGGTGCGATCTTGCGGGGGCCTGCGTTTCGACGGTACATCGAGCCCTCGATCTGCACGTTGTAGTGCAGCGCCAGGTACTGGATCGAGTCCCCGTGGTGGCTGTAGTGGTTCTTGTCGGCAACCGCAGTCATCAGGCCACTGGCGGACTTCTTGTACCGGTGCCCCCACTCGAGCGTATCCACAGTGTGCGTACAGCACGGGTCGATCAGGAACCCGGCAGCCCCGTCGATCTGGCGCGACAGCAGCCCTTCCACCGCCTGTATCCGGCGCTCGGGGTCGTTCGTGCTGGCCTTGACCACCTTGTACCCGCGGTTCATCACCGCCTGGGCGATCGTCTTCTCGTCCACCTGACTGCGCTGAAAGCACGCCGGGTCCAGCACGAACACCACGTTTTCCGGGCGGAACATCATGAACTTGCCCCGCAGGAGCGGGATCAGCAGCCGGTCGAGGAACGTCTCCACCCCCATCGTCTCCCCGTCAGGCACGTACGCCTCTCCGAGGATATTCACCCGCCCCCTCGCATCCTGCTGGCCGATACACGCCGCTGCGGTGAGCCCGTTGTCCATGCCCACGATGAGCGGATTGGTCGACTGCGGCACCGGCTGCAGGGCTGTGGTGGCTACGTGGAACGAGCGCTTGAACGTGCTGCGGTAGATCGGCTGGCCCAGATCCCCGGCACCGAACTGGTTCTTCAGGTAGACGTTGACCCAGTCCTCGGTCTTGCCCGGCAGCAGGTTCTCGTAGTAGTCCGGCGCGAGGTTCGCGAGGTTCTCCGCATCCGGGTTGAGCACACCGTCCTCGAGGATGGCAGGGGGCTGGATGAAGATTTCTGTGTTGTCAGGTGGCTCGGTGATCATCTTGTGCCAGAAACCCCCGACCGGTGGCGGGTTCGTCGAGCAGATCAGGCCCGGATACGTCACACCTCCACTGGCACGGTTCGGAAACCGGTTCACGCGCCCCTGGAACCCGTTGAGCACCTCGGGGTCGATCTCACGCGCTTCTTCCACCCACCCGGCACTCAGCTCGAGCGAGAGCAGGCGTCGAACGTCTTCTGGAGTGTCCGCAGGCAGCATGATGAACTCGCTGTGCACGAAGGTACCGTCCGGCAGCTTGAACCTTGCCTCGAAGGTCGCATCCGTGATGCGCCACTGACCCATCGTGTTGTTCGTGAGCGTTCCGAACCACTGGTCGATGATGGGCTTGACCGTCGCCTTGAGCTGGCTGGACGTGTTGCGCAGGATTCCGAACTTGGTGCGGCGGATGCCGTTGAACGGCTCTTGTGTGGTCGCACGCGCCAGCAGGTCGAATAGACCCACCGTTGACTTGCCGCCGCCCACCGGGCCCATGATGACCTTCACGAACTTCTTGCTGCGCATGCAGCTCTGGCCGACGGGCCCCGCGTTGAAGTTCAGCACGGATGCGCCTCATCCAGATCGGCGTTGACACCCAGGTTGGCCATCATGGCAGCGGTCGGGGTGAACTCGAGAGCGTGTGGCACCTCTTCGGCGTTTTGCAGCGCGGGGGTCATCTGCACGCTACCCCCGTTGATCACGATGTTGAACGTCGGCAGGCCCGCATTTGGGTCGACTTTCTTCTCTTCACCCAAGGCTAGCGTGTCGCGCAGGAACTCCATCGCCCTTCGCAGCTCGGGCAGATCCTCTGTGGTGAGGATGGCTTCAGCGTACCGGTTGCTGACCGCGGCGGCCAGGTCTTGCAGCCCGGCTTGGTACTCGCTCTTGAACTCCGCACGTGTGAGGCGCGGGGGTTCTGCGATCAGCTCGGTAGCTGGCACGGCATCACTTCTTCTTTTTCGCGAACGGGTTCATGGACTGCACCTGCTTCTTGTCGAGGGCGACTTCCTTCTTCGAGCCCTCCTTCATGCCTTTTGGCTCTTTGTCCTTCGGGGACTTCTCGAACATTTTCATCTTCGGTGACATGGCCATGAAGGGCTCCTCGTTGTGGCTGGTACGCCGGGTCGCAGATGGGCCGAATATAGCACAACTAACGTGTTAGATAGTTTACATCCCCTTTTGAAAATTGAAAATCCATCCAGAGCCCGTGATAAGGCCCCAGGCCCCCCACGCACCCCTGGACCCACCCCCCCTCCCCGTCCACCCCGTCGGCTGGGCGACGCCATCCCCCCTATGTGAGCACGTTAGACCCCGCACTGCGCGGCCCAGCCTGCTCCGACACTCTTTAAAAATCCAAGCCGGAACAACCCTCGCGGTGACGCGCGAGGCGGCACAGTAGGCTCTCCTGTAAACGCAGGGCCGGACAGTCGGGAAGCATCCCCGGCACCTAGTAAGCGCGCGACCCTTGCAGCTTGCAGACCATCGACCCTAGGCGTGACCCTCACACGGCGCGCACAGACCCTCGAACCTGCGGTAACTGCTTGGCGGACAACAGACGCAAACGGTGACGAACGGACCTTCTTATGACACTCTGCAACCCCCACGAAGGCGGCTCTGCGGGTAGACCCAAACGGAAAGACGTGCGGGCCGGGTATCAAGTGCGCCCGGAGAAAGGCACTCAACCACCTTTGATGCCCCTACGGGGGCAATCTGCAACGCATCAATTCCGGTGCCTTGCAACCTTGCTTCAATTCATCAAAGGAAAACCATCATGACCACCGAAACCACCAACGACATCACCACCATCGAAACGCAATCTTTCGCCGTCGACACCCCGCTGTCGGCCAAGGAAGTGCGCACGTTCACGGTCGAGCTGTTCTCCGCAGTCACGGGCGCTCTGGCGACCACCGACAAGAAGGGCAACCGCGTAGGGTTCGAGCGCTCGATCGTCTTCGCTAGCAAGGATGCCCGCGCCGCAATGGCCATCCAAATCTATACCCGGCAGTGCGAGAACGGTGTCTATACCCCGCTGCTCACGGATGCCCTGTCGTCCGGCCTGCTGTCCAAGAGCCAACGCGAAGTGGCGGACGCTCTGCTCGGCACGGCACGCAACATCAGCAAGATCAACGCGGTCGCCCTGTGCCAGATGCTGCTCAATCTGCACGCTGGCAAGACCCTCAAGGGTCAGAAGGCCTTCTACTACAGCCTGCTGGGCGAACTACGCGACGCACTCGCAGCCTGACCCCCTGCAACCCCCACTCAGCCCGGCACCAGCCGGGCTTTTCCCCCTTCAGATCGCACGTTTGGGCCTTAACACCTGCTGGCATGTAATGCAGTTTATCTAACGCAGGTAGGCAGGTGTTAGGGAGATAGATAAGATTGAGTGATTTGTTGTATTTGTTGAGTTTCTCATTTTTTTAAGGCTACCTTCCTTCGCGTTTTTCTTTTGTGTAAGGGGGACAACGGTTGTGCCCTATACACACCTGGAAATCCATGGGACCCCCTACCCTTAAAAAATCCAGAAATCCAACAACTGCAACAAATGTTGTTTTAGGACCACAGCCTTTTGCATAGGGGCTTAACAAAAACGGGCCAAAACGGGCAGTCCATTTGTGACTTGTTAGACCCACAACATTCCACAAATGACCCTCCGTGCATGTTAAGCCGCACAACACGTGCCACAAAAAGCAGCACGCCCGCACCGCTAGTGTTACCCACACAACGTGCCGCCCCTCGATTTGTGACTTGTTAACTATCTAACATTCCACAATTCGACGACTTCGACACCTCGGTGTCAAATAAACTACACCCCCGATTTGCGCCCTGTAAGGGGGGACAACATGTAGTACCCACAACGCGGGTTTCTCCGTAGCTGTCGTCTAACATGTTAGACGTTAAACTTCCCTCGACCGCTGCCCCCTGCAGCACTCCTCTTCACTCACTCACCAGGAGCACACCATGCACCTCTCGCACCCCATCACCCATCCCGCACTCATCGATGCCGCTATCGGCATGGCCCTCATCGCAATGGAGCTGACCCTCACGGGTTGGCCAGATGCCGTGCAAGCCTGCCGCGATGACCTGAGCGTAGACCTGGCCCGTGCCAGCGTGAGCCGCGCGACGTGGCTCCAGACCCTCGGTGCATACGACGACACCGTCGCCTCCCTCAACCCCGCCAACTGAAAAGGACCTACGACATGACCCAAGACACCATCACCCGCCGCCAGGCCATCCTCGACCGCGTGGTCGCCCACGCCTACAAGCAGCGACACCCTGCAATGAGTAAGACCGGCACGTGCCGGTACCGTACCGAAGACGGGCTGTCCGCGTGCTTCCTCGGCGCGCTGATACCCGACGAGCGCTACATGCCCGAGATGGAGGGCAAGACCGCGGGCATGCTGCGGGACTACGGACTGCTGGGGGCGATCGGCGCGCAGCTCGACGACACCCAGTTTCTCAACCGACTGCAGGAGTGCCACGACGACGCTGCAGCTGCTGAATACAAAGGCGAGGAGTGGCTGCGCGAAGCGCTCGTGAACCTGCGCAAGGTAGCGGGCAAGTACAACCTCACCGTGCCCAAGGAGAACCCATGAAAGAACTGATCGGCAAGACCATCGCCAGCATGCACGTGTCGGAGGGCGAGGGGTTTCTCGTCTTCAAGCACCCCGACGGCACCGAGACCGTCTACTACGCGGAGGGTGACTGCTGCTCGCAGTCGTGGTTCGCGGACATCGTGGGCGTGACCAGCCTGATCGGTGCCACGGTGCGGACTGCGCAGGGCGTGCCCATGCCCGAAGAGATCACGGACGGCCGCGGCCGCCAAGAGTACGACACCGCGTATGGCACCAAGCTGACCACCGACAAGGGATACGCCGATATCGTGTTCCGCAACAGCTCCAACGGGTACTACGGTGGCTGGCTGCAGTACGTCGAGCCCGGTAAGTGGGGCCGCGAAACCCTGCGTGAGATCGACCCAACCCAAGACGACTGGAGAGCCTGATGCCTAACCCCAACGAATACAACGGGTGGACGAACCGCGCCACGTGGCTGGTGAACGTGTGGTTCAA